CTCTCTGAGCGTTTCAATGGCTGCGATGGTCATAGGGGTCTTTCCTAGACCCATCTCGTACGCAACAAGGATGTGCTGCTGGGAGACCATCTTTTCTACGGCCTCAACCTGATACGGTTTTAGTGTTCCTTTAAACATACGCTTTCTCACCAATAAGAGACGTCTTGGCATTCTCGATGCCCCAGACAATCTCTTCATCGGTGAGGTCGCCTGGGTCTTTCTTGCCAGTATCACCATAGTTGAAAAACGACAAATTTAAACCGTATTTGCGAGCCCAGTCACGCATTTCATCAGAAGCTTTCTTTCCTGCCTTATCCACCTTTGGGTTATCAAAAGCAGATATGACGCGGTCGGAGTAGCGAAGAAGTTTAATCTGGTCGTTGCTGATGGATGTTCCGCACATTGCGACTGCACCAGTTATGCCAGCACTGTGCAGACGTAGGCAGTCAAGAGGAGACTCTACGACGATTACCAAGTCCTGCTGCTGGGTGTTGATGCCGAACAAAGTCTTGGAGCGTTGGAGCCCAGTAGGGCGGTTAAAGAATGTGCGGTGCTCAGTGCCCTTTTCCTGCCAGCCAAGCAGACGGTTAAAGTGAGGCTCACGCAGAGGGAGAATCCATGACTTCTTCTTTGGGTCCCACAGCACACCGTACGCCTCTGCTGATGCGAGAGTTAAATTGCGAGCTGCCAGTGCGTCCTCTGGTGGATACGTGAAGAGGGCAAGACGAGCCTCCGACATTTCCAGAGGCTTTGGTGCTGGGCCCACGTAAGCAGGCAGCGACTTGATAATCTCTTCCAGCTTTTCAATAGGAATAGCCGAAACGCTAGCCAGCCAGTTTTGCCCTGCGGCATAGTCGTAGGAGTAGGTAGTCCCGTACACCTCAATGTAGAACTCGTTTACATCGCAGACGAGCTGAATGAGGTTGCCCTTGTAACCACATGAGAAGCACATGTGCTGGCCAGTGTCGATGTTGATGGACCAGGATGGCGAGTGGTCCTCACGACCAGTGCGCAGCTTGTGGCCAGGGCACAGAGCAGTGGCCTCGTCGCCACGCTCCATGTAATCAATGCCTAAGGCGTCCAGTACTGCTGGAACATCCAGAATCATATGGTGCTCCATGGGGTGCAAAACTTGCACGAGGATTGCTTGGTCTCGTCGTGGAAGCAGCCAGTGTCCCAGTTCCAAGTGATGGAGGTTGAATCTGGTGGGCAGTTACGAGCCTGTACAACACGCAGCGTGCGAGTGCGGTCGTCGCCCTCTACTGGCTCCAGACCTAGGATAACGTCCGAGTCTTGGAAGAACGATGACGAGTAACCAATGGAGTCAGCAGAAACTTTTCCGCCTTTCATCTTCCACAGCAGGGTCTGAGTGGTAATGATTACTGGGATGTTAAGCTTCTGTGCTACACGCTTGAGGCCACGAGTAATGTTGGTCAGTGCCTGAGGAGTGTTAGCCTCGCCAGTAACCTGGTCCATCATCAGGTACACGCCGTCAACAAAAAGAATATCTGGATTAAGCTGTTCAGCTTTTGCGACGAGCGAGTCGATGGTAAGGCCGTTGATGGCGTCCACAAAGTGGAAAGGCTGCTGGTCCTTTAGGTCTTCAATCAAGTCAGTAAGGCGAGCTTCTTCGTCCTTTTGTAGTTGACCAAGACGAAGACGCTTGCTGGAGATGTGGGCAGTCATGGACAGGTAACGCTGAGTCTGCTCATGGTTGTTCATCTCAAAGGACTGGAACATCGGGACCATGCCCGCCTCGTGAATGTTTGCAGCAATGCGCAACCCAATCTGTGACTTACCAGTCTTAGGGGGAGCGATAAGGGTGATTAGCTGGCCGCCCTGTAGGCCTGCGGTAGCCTCGTCAATCTTCTCAAAGCCAGTAGGTACTCCAAGAAGAACCGAGTTCTGGACGTTCTTGTACTCCTCAAGGAACTTGTCAGGGTCCTTGGTGATGTCGATGTGAGTCGTGCCGACTACGCCCTGCTCGTTGACAAGGGTGACGACCTTACTCATTTCGTTGAGAGCGGCCTCGTGGTCGTTGTTACTAATCTTGTCGATTACAACTTCGATACCGTTACGAGTTAACGTGCGGCGACGGAACGCAACCATCTGGTCAATCAAGTAGTCGATGGTGTCTTCTACTTTTAGAACCTTGAAGTTAGGGAAGTTGTCAATAACGGTAACTGCGGTAGGGACTTCACGGTAGCTGGCGTAGTGGTTACGCACAAACTTCCAGACACGGCGCAGGTCGTCGTCTACAATCCAGTCGTCCTTGATACCGTTCTCAAGTACGGGAATGATGTTGCGGTCAGCGATTACTTTGCTGACTAAGCGATACTCGTTGTCGTGTGCCATTTTTGCCCTCTAATAAAGTTACAAGTTGTTTAGCTCTATACCAAAAGAACCGTACCGTGCTACCCGCCCTGGGATATCTACAATACCTTTAAGGTTTGCCCTGTACGGCATGTCTTTGATGAATTCATCTACGTCTGGATAGAGCTCAGCGTAGTTGAAGGGATTGGCTCCCCTGCGGTCTAGACGCTCCATAAAAGCGTCTAGAGCCCCTTGAGTCCACAAGTCTGCCTCAAAGGCAGCTAGCTCAACAGAGAGACCATACTTATTGGACAGTGTCCACAAGTGCGAAAGCTCCCTGGCCATTAGTTTTGGAAAAGTGCGTTCAGCTTTGGTTTTGAACAGCCCTTTTTTCTCCTCAATCTCCGACTCGGCTACAGCGTCAATAATGACGATTAGCCGAGGCGGAGTTGCGTTGGAGATGTCGCCATTAATCAACTACAGCGACCTTGCCGTACTTAAGAATCAGCTGACGGAAAGACTCGGCGGTGGCGAACGCAAGAGTCATTGCGTCGTCATCCTCCTCGATTGGTACTTCTAGGTCAAAGACACCGTTGTTGCGCTTGAACATGTCACGAACGTACTGTACGTGCTTGCAGGTTTGAGTGCGAGAAACGCACGTGCAACGGAGCTTTGATGGGTCATCGTACTGAAGCTCAACTTCTTGTACGCCATCCTCGTCCAAAAAGAACTGAATGGTACGCCAGTCTTTAGCCATGGTTGTCTCTTTCATATCTGTCGTAGGTCCTCTCCTATGATACGCACACGAGTGAAGGCTTCGTAGGCGAAACTGCCCATAGCCTCTCCGTATTGAGTCTCCCAGCTCTCTCGTGCGACGTTGGTTGTGATAATGGTTGGTAGTGCTTTATCGTAGCGTGAACGCAGGATTTCGTCAAACGAGGCATCGTTGAATCCTGCGCCCTTGTATTCTTTGCCCAGGTCATCAAGAATCAGCAGACGTACGTTCAGGAAGTCTTCTTTGGCACGGCCGTGGAATCCCTCCATCTCACGGTACAGCTCACGCTTGGTCTCTGGGTCTGCATCAATCATCGCTTTTTTGCGTGAAAGAAACTCTGGGTAGGTCATGTAGTAAATCGGACGTGACTGCATGCCGTAGTCCTCTGGAAGAATCGACAGGACCTTACGGGCCTCGTCTGAGTCCTCTGGAAGACGACGGACAAACTCCATGGCCGATACTACGGCGTGGGTAGTCTTGCCTAGGCCTGGCCCGCCGTCAAACAACAATCCAACGCCAGTGGTACCGATGCCGCCAAGACGCTTGATGATTTGACCGTCCATGGCCTTATCTAGCCAGCGGTCAATCTGCTTAGGGAATGTACCAGTTTTTGCCACAATGTCGGCAGGCTCTAGCCCAAGGAACCGACGGGGGATGTTGCTGCTGCGGAGAAGCCAGTGCCGCTTCTCTGGAGACAGCTGTGCGATATCGTATGTCATTTTGCCCTCTGTGTTTGATTAGTTCAGTGACTTCTCGTACTCGGCCAACTCTAGGCGGCCTGACATTGAGTTGTCAAATTCTGTTCCGTCTGAAGCATAAACGAACTCTGTCGATGGCGTCAACTTCTGCTTGACTGGCTTATCGACCATGCCCAGGTCTGCTGATACCTGACCGACGTAGTTGGTGATGGCGTTTAGGAACATTCCGTGAGCAGACTTCGGTGCTTTACGCAGAGCGGTCAGGTTACGTTCATCGCCAAGGAACTTCTCCATGACTTCCAGTTCTAGGACTGCTGTGGTGTTGTACTTCTTGCGATTAGCTGCAAGGGCACCCCATAGTGCACGGGTATTGACCATGCCTGGGATGTCGTTGAACTTTGCATAGACCTTTGATGCAAACTCTGTGGCTACATCCACTGGGGTCCACTCTTCCTGAGGACGTAGGTGACGGGTCTTTGGGAACCGCTTGCTGACGGTTGGGCCACCTTTCTGTGCTGCAGGTAGTTCGCCCTCTAGGAGACCAAAGCCGCCTAGATTGTCGTCGTCATCTTTCCACTTGTTCATGTTTTTCTCCTCTTCGAGGGCATCGCCCTCTAAGTAATACGAAGTATTACTTACTAATGACTTAGTAGTAATAGTAGTTACTATATGACTATTACTACTACCTTGACCAGCTGTTGATGTTTCAGTGGTGAAACGTATTTTTTCAGGCTCTTCGCTCAATGTTTCTGGTGTGAAACATGGTAGCACCATGCGGTAGATGTTCTTGTGAAGCTTGCCGAGGTTACGCTTAGTGCGGTTTTTTTGAATGAATCCAGCTGTTTCAAGCGCAGAAATATCACGCCACAGGGTAGTGCGACTTGACCCAGTGAGTGTCGTCATTTCATCCATGGTTAAGCGGATATCGCCCCAGCGGTCAACCCTAGACTGCATTACTGCGAGTAGGTAAAACTCACGGGGCGCTAACTGGAGCGCCTCGTCAGGTAATTGCATTTGCCCTCTATCGTCGTCGAACTATTTGAGGGTTCGATGTTAGAGCATTAATTGCGATAAGTAAAGTCGCGGCCACAAATGCGGTTGCTGGAACCATCAAGATGCGGTCCAGGATTGGCATTGGAAAGCCGATGTTTGCTGCGACTGCCAGCGCGAAAATGACGATATGACGAAAGACTGAGCCCTGTCTAAATAGCGTGGTGACCATCTCCGACACGTACGCCACAGCAAATCCTGCTACAAGTATTGTTCCTAGAGTTTCCATACGGAAAGTCTATTATGAAATTCCAGAGGCCTCAGTGCTACTGTACGAGCTGACAATCCACGGAGTGTTGAACGGCAGGTATTTCTCTACTTCTGACGTAAACCTTGATACATTAACAATCTTGTTAGGGTAAACGTACGAAGGGCTGTTGTTTGGTGTTCCTCCCCAAAGCGCGTCACGCTCGGTGGAGTAGTTTCCATCTACGTAGTCGGTTGCTCTATAGCTGTTTTCCAACTGAGCCGCATCAAACCACATTGTGTCAGTTAATTCTGCAGCTAGCTCTGCCTTGAAGGATGTGTCAGGGCTCAAGTATGAGCCAGGAACCAGCAGGGTGACTTGCCCCCTACTCCAGGTAGGTACAATAACTGGCGAGGAGTCTACGATGGCTGTTTCCGCAGTAAAGGTGACTGTGGCTGTGTTGCTCATAGTTACTGATACGGTTCCAGTAGCTGCTGTTGGGTCGACATCCGCAGTGGTTTTTGCGTATGAAATTGTGCTTCCTGTAACAGCGGTTACAGTGTAGGTTCCATTAACAGCCGTGGCAACAGAGCTAACTGTTACTTCATCTCCGACCAGGATTGGGTGGCTTTCGCGCAGAGTGAGTGTCACAACGTTTGAAGAAACGGCGTACTCTGTTGCAGCCATCGTATTAGTTGCTGAAACAGTGAGGTCTACGTCTTCTGATGCGGCTGTCGTTTTTCCGTAGATGGAGAAAGTGACGTGAGTACCAGTTGCTACCAGGTTAGTAGCTACTGAGGTTTCTGCTGCAAAAGAGCCCTCTGTAACCTGAAGGACCTTGGTGCCCTCTAGAATCTGTGGTGCAGAAGTAAGCGTTTCATAGGTTACGGTGCTGGTTCCCGAAGTTGTCCAGGCAGAATTGGTAGCTTCAAAAGATGGGTTGCTAATAAAGTTAGACTTTGTTGGTTCCAGCAGAATGTTTACACATCTCGCTTCACTGTAGTCAGTCGCTGTCTCTACGGCCATCTGAACCATGTCTAGGTAGTATGTTCCCGCCGAGAAAGTAGCCTCAAACGCAGCGTAAACGGCATCAGCTGGCGATGTAGCGGTCTGAGTAAACTTCGTCCATGTCGTGTCAACCGATGTGGCACTGCCAGTGCTGGTAGAGATAAGCGTTCCCTGGAAGTCATACCAATGTATCTTCGTAGTAAAAGAACCTGTTGAAGAGCCCATCTTTGAGTAGAGGGACAACGAGTAGGAGGTTTCTGCCGCAACGGGCACACCCTTAGTTACAGGGGCGTCCATACCGTTTGTTATAGCTGCAGAGGCGTCTGCAGCTATGACCTTTGCGGAGTACATAGAGTCGATAGATAGCGGCTCATTAGTTACAGGAGTAACGTCTTCTAGCGACAGGGTGCACGAGCCTTGAGATAACCAGAAGCCTAGCCCCTTATAAAAAGTGCTGTCCTGGGCACTAAGCATCAAGTTCTCTGAGACAGAGACGTTTACAGCATAGCCAGTAAGGTCTTCTGCTACGGTGTTGAGCGCAGTCGCAGTGCCCTTAGTGCTGTACACGTACAGGGCGTCCCTCAGAATCTTTTTTTGATTGCGCAGAGACAGCAGGCCTTCTTCAGGTAGGCCCAGTTGGTTTGCCTTTACAGACACAATCTCAGGGCTAGTGCGAAGCTCTTGGTGATTAGGAAGTAGTGAGTCCAATTCAGAAAGAAACTCGTCAATAGTGAAAGAGAACCCCTTTAGAAATACTGACAAGTCTGAATTGTAATCAGGCTCATCAATAGGTGCGTGCGACTCAGAGGAGAACACTCGCGGAATCAAGTCCATAAACTTTTGATGGGTAGTTTTGAACGTGCTTTTATCTGGCGCGATTGTGGGGTGAGGGTTTGGTGCGAGAACGTATGCCTGGCCTGCTTGGTACCACACCTTGTCCGACGCTTTCAGGAGCCAGACAGTGTAATAGGCGTACTTGCCATCAGTGACCCTTGGCACGTCTAGTGCTGCGGAGTCTATAAGCGAGCTGATGGAGACAACGCCTGTGGTTATTTCATCGCCGTTTTCATCCAGGTTAATGTCAAACTCTTCGTAAAGAACAATGCCGTCCTCTACAGTCTCTGAAAAAGCGTCTTGATTTCTCAATAGCCTAAATGCAGCGTAGCCTCCAGCTGGAGCACTCCATTGCAGAGAGATTACCCCGTAGTCTAAAGCAGTCGCCGTAAAAGGGGATACTGAAAACGCCAGACGTGACTTTTGACCATAGGTCGTCTGGTTATATACAACGCTGCCGTATTTAGCCATTTAACTAGGCCGTTCCGCCATCAATCTTTGTCGCAAAGAGGGTGCCTGCGGTAGACACTGACGCGACAACGGTGTCGGACGAGTTCTTTACCTCGATAAGGTTAGCGGTCTGACTGGTCTTTGCCTTTACGGTAAGGCTGACTACCGAGTTACCAGTCGACTGAATGGTCGAACCACCAGTAGTTGCTACTCGCTGATTGAACGCTGTGTAGACGCCGTTCTCAATGTTAGCGAGGCGTGCCTTGAGGTTATCCCATACGGTGGTGCCTGAGGTAAACGATGACGAACCCCAAGTCGGACTAGTCTTAACTCCGCCAGAGCCGAGCTCGTCCTCGATTGCAGTAATCTCGTCGTAAGCGGTGTTAACGTCATCAGCTACGACCAGGTCAACAAGGTCTTTTCTGCTTGTCCAACGCTTGACTTCTGTTGGGTACTTTGCTGCCACTTAAACTCTCCTAAATACTTCTCTATTTTGACGTACTTGGCCCTAATTATCAGGGCATACCCTCTATCGCAGCAACCCTAGCCTCCAGGTTTGCTAGCTTGTTGGCCATTAGAACCAGGGTTGCTGCCGTGTCTATCTCTTTTGCTCCATTAGGCAGAGTGCTTATACTCATGTATGGGGCGGCAGTAGTGAGGCTTACGGAGCTATCCAGCTCCTTAAGAAGGAGCGTAGTCTGGTTGGCTGCCGCCACTCCGAACGTACCGAGCCACACAGGGAATGCGGGGTCTCCTCCCTCAAACATTACCCATACCCCTTGACCTACTTTCGGTAGGCCGAGGGACACGGCTGGGGTGTTCTTCGGCCAGGCCCAGTCTGTAGGGGTTTTTCCCAAAAGTTGAGGAACTCGAATCTTGATTCGGCCCTTGCCTGATGGGTCATTTACGGCTGCTACTACCCCTCGGTAAATCCCCGAGGCAACGGCGTGGTTACATCCCGCCGAGTGCATTACGAAGTCCTAGTGGCAGTAATGCGGTACGAGCTGCTAGTTATTCCGTCCTGGGCTACAACAACTACGTTAATTACAGTGGTTCCAACTGCTGTCGATACTGAAGTACCGCTTCCCGATGCGACAGTAGTTCCATTAACTGATATAGTCGCCGTGCTATTTGTCGGAGTGACTGTAATCGAGGTGGTGCCGTTCGGCAGTGGGAGGTTGTAGTTCAACGAGGAGGATGAGAAGCTCGGAGATAGTGTGCCCGCGCTAACAGTCAAGTTAGAGAGTGTAGACACTACAGACGCAGGATTAACATCCAGGTTCTCCTCTAGGAACAGGAAGATTTCTCCAGGCTCACCTACTAGCGTGTTTCTGCCTGTCTGTCCCACTCGGCCGAGTGAGGTGACCGTGACGTTATACACTCCATCGACCTGACGTAACTGGTACTCGATTTCTTCTGGAGTGATAACGTCCTCAAAGCTCATGTAGTTATACGAGAACTTATTTACTAGCTCCAGCATTAGGTTGGCTTTAACCTGCTCGTTTGTGTACTGAGCTAGCTTCGAGAAGCGAACGCCAAGACTTACTGGAGCGTATGTGGGTGGGCTAACGGTTAGCGAAACGCCGATTTGTGACTTAGAACCAACGTATCCTTCTACTGCGGTTTTCATAGCCAGCCAGTCGACAGTCGTTGTTCCGCCAGCGTCAGGGTCGTCAGTATAGCCTGGGTATAGGTCAGTGCTAGTAGCTGCTTGCTGAGGCGCAACGTACAGTGTCACTGAGGTTCTGCTTGCTGCCGTGGCGTTGGCTTTTCCAACGTTAAGAACATTGAGGGCCAGGTTACCGTAGTCTTCTAGAGTAACTGCCCGTCGCAGCGTCGTTAACGACCTAGGAGCGTTTACACGGATGCTAGCGTTGCTCTCAGGGTCCGCACCGCCTGAAGCAGTTGTGGAGCTAAGTACCTCAAGCGCAGTCAAGTCGTACCCAGTTGGGGCGTAGTTAATTACGTTGAGAACACCTTGAGCTACGTTGCCGACCTGACCACCACCGATGTAGTACTGCGCCCTGATGTCTGCGCCAGTAGCAGGGATGGCTCCAGATACGCCGTCACCGAAAGTGATGTACACGTAGTTGTCGGCATCTACAAAGATGGAGTACACAGGGTCTGTCGAGGCGGCATCAGTCAGGTGGGTAATCGACCTCCACGGCTCATACGATACCCCAGTGCCGTTTTGTACATAAATTTGAATTGAGTTTGTTACAACCTGGTCCTCTGAAAGTACAAACACTTGTGATGGAAGACCGTTAGACGTTCCTAGACTCTCGCCATATGTGGCGTCATTTCCAGTTCTAGTCGAAACAAGCTCACCATGAACAGCCGTGACAGCTTCGCTCTCACCAGGAACTCCACCAGTAGCTGCAGGGACTGTGACCTCATTTTCTACGGTAAAGATTACGTCCTGAACAGTATCGTTAAACGTAACCTCGCCGCTAACCTGAGTGCCAACAGGGACTACTACAGGTTCCTCTGAACTGTTGTAGAACACTACGTCCGCAGTAGCTTGTCTGTAACCTGATACGGTGTAGCCGTACGCAGCTGCAAGGTTTACTAGGCTCTGTCTTTGAGTGGCGGTACCAATGTAAGACTCATTAGCTACACGGTCAATGTAGTAGTTGATGATGTCGCCCATGTAGGAGAACGCGTCAACAAGTGCAACACCAAAGTCAGACGGGTCAGTTCCCGTCCAAGCAACGCCTGTACCAGAGTTGCTGATGTTAGCCTTAATTCTCTCAATTAGCTCAGCTCTAATCGAGTAGTAGTCTCTAGACGTGTAGTCAATAGATAGTGGGGTATCGTTGTATGATGTACTCACAGCATCTCCTCAGTAAGTGGTGTAGTTCCTGCGATGGCCGCAAACCCCACGTTGGTTGACACTACAGTGTCATTCGGAAGCGAGTACACCACTTCCGCAGAAAACGCGCCCGTTCCGTCGTCAAAAGACAGCTGAACTGACTCCAGAGTCAGCGACGGAAGATACTCGTTAAATACGCGGTGTACTTCACTGTCTAGTTTATCAGCAAGCTCGCCTTCATTGTTGAGGACGTGAGTAGGGATTTTAGAGCCATAACGAGGGAGCATAACTCTCTCGCCAACCATGGTACCTACGGCACTACGCACTCTGTCTGCCCAAAGCTTTGCCGACTCAGTAGTGTCTGCGATTTTTCCGTAACCAGAAAACCTAAACGGCAAAGATATGGCCACTTCTTTAACTCCGTTAATATTCGCCATAGCTATCTACCTTTCTTCTTTACCCAAGTCATCGGGGTTCGGTTGTAGCCCTGATTAGCTTCTTTAATCAATGTGGACTTGAGTTTTAGTCTGATGTCTGACTTCTTTACTACGGAAGGATTTTTACCGCCGTTGTCTAGTGCGGCCTGAATGTTGACCGTTCCCAGTCGTTCAGCGGAGGCGTTTCTGGTGCTTGAGCCCGCATTTGGGCCAACACCATCCGTAGCCACCTTCATTTCAATGGAGTACTCGCCAGTAATGTTCATGTAGTGCTTTACTGATAGAGGAACCCAATAGCCGTCTACCTCTTTGTTTACGCCTTTGATATATACAGGTTTGTAAGGGCGGATTCTTGGGTCACCCTGACAACGGACTGCTGCGGGAGTAGTAAACCTAGCCAAGTGCGCTGCGCCTTCAGCAGCAATCCGAGCGGAGGTAGCGTCATGGACTACTTGCTCTGTCCTTTGCTCCGTAAAGATGGTGTCGTTGACTACTCGTCGAACGGCTTTTCCTGTTTTTACTGGAGTTTTGGATGCAAAAAACTCCTTCCCTGTATCAGGGTTTACACCTGCGACAGACTTTGTTGTTCTGAGTTCCATACCCTCAACGTACTCGCCGTGCAAAACCTTGAAGTAATCAAGCGTACGGTCTTCGTAAAGGCCATCGGTAGGAACCATTGGCGCAAAAAATTGGAGCAAAGGAGCCTCGGTTGAAGAGTGGTCAATGACTTTATCTATTGGTTTAAAGACTAAGTCAAGGCCTTCTACGTACATTACATACCCGATACGACGTGCCTGCTCGCTTAACCACTCCCAGTAAGACTGGCCCGAGATAGTTAGCTGCTTAAAAATGCGCGGGTTGGACTCACCCCTAAACTTGAGCCCAATCTCTTGCGCCAGGATGGCCGCAACCTGCGGGATGGTTTTGTTTTTAAACACTCTAAGGTCGCGTTTTTTAGCGGGAAAGGAAGCCCCCACGCAGTGCACCTCGGTCATCTTCTTGTTGGCTGCAGACATCTCCGCAGACACAAACGACACATAACCATGCCAGCTGTTTTTTACGCCGCCTTTGGACCATTCAAACACAACAGGTACGCCTGTCTTTAGGTTTGCCATGGCCTGCTTGTGTGGCGCAAACCAGGTAAGCACTACGACGTCGTGAGCACGTTCATTTTGGATTAGAGAGATTTCAGCAGGCTGCGGAAGGTCACCAAAGATGCTAGGCAAAGTGGGGAAGTCCACTTTGTACTTGGTTATTCTGCGGCGACTGGCACCACTAGCACCGTTATAGGCCATTCGGAATCCTAATCACGGTACCTGTCTTGATATCAAACCCATCAATTACCTCAGGGTTAAAGTCCAGTAGCTGCCACCAAAGGGCCGAACTTCCTAGAAACTTGTTCGCAACTATGTCCAGGCGGTCGCCCTCTACCCACACATAGTAGTAAAAGTTCGCAACAGCCTCAGGGAATTCTCTAAACACGCTTGCGTTGTAGGCGTTTCTACGCTTGTCATAGACGCGTGCAATCAAACCGTCGGAGTATCTACTATCGGTAAAAATCATTATCTAACTCTTCCTTGAGCACCAGCAGCCAGAGCCTTCTGGTTAATGGCAGTGTCTTCAGCGGCCTTTTGAGCAGCCACAGCAGCCTTCTGTGCAGACGTTAAACCAGCCCCAGTGTTAGGGTAGTCTGGGAATCGGTTGAACGTAATACTGACTCGGCTTAGAGTAGGGACCATACGCTCATTAAACATGGCATGGTCAATGTGCAACGAGTTCACGTATCCACGGTAGCGCATTCTTGGGCCAAGGTGGAGGTCAACCATCTTGCGCGAGAAGAAACCCATGTCGGCTGTGTACTCGCGGCGTAGGGCAGACTTCATCTTAAAGCCCAGAATGGTCCTCAGTAGAAACTCGATGTCGTACATCGTTCCCTTGTTGTAAATTGCGTCCTGTTCATTAAACAGGTTTTTATTGGCTGATTTGTAGTTTTCTCCGTAAGGAGCTCGAGGGAAGTAAAGCTTCTCGGCACCCGAAATTAGCGAACCGCGGCCGTTGCTTCCACCGACGTAGTACTGCATGTCAAAGATTCGGTTAATTAGAATCTGGAACGTAATTGCACCGCTGTTGCCTGACTGAGGAACGTAGTTGAACTTATCTTTTCCCGACATCTGAAAAGCAACGTCAACATTTTGTGTACTGAAGTAATCCATGGACACAGTTGTTGGGTTATACATAAACTGGAAGCCGTACTTGCTTAAGTCGTATGACTTATCGAATGCCTGCGACGAGTCCGTGTTAGTGTCGTCGTAGCCATTAGGTGGGAAGTAAGTCTGCAGCATTCCTTTGCTACCAGCTGCACTGAGCCATAGCTCTGCGGCGTCTCTGATAGCCGACGGCGCGTTTGTTCCCACGCGGTCGTTCGCGCCTTTGCCGTACACAGTTACGGCCTTTCCATCTGCAGTCGTAACCTTTTTGATTGCGTTTACTACGTCCTCAGCACTGCTTCTAGCACTGAAGTACGCTTCGCGTACACTGCCGACGTTGGTTATTACTGGCTGCGCATCAAGGTCAGCCTTAACGACAAACGCACCGTCGTTAGGTGGAGTGGCCCCCTTAACATCGGTGGTACTACCAGTGCTGTTTGAGTTTTGTGCGCCGCTAGGCGTCTTGGCAACCTCTACGGCTTTTTTGGCGTTAGTAATCTTAGTCGTCCAGTCAGCAATGGCTTGCACAATGACTGACTTGTAGATTACGCGGGTATTGTTGAACCATCCCTCGTTGACGTGAGGTATTCCATCAAACACGTAATAGACGCCGTCCTCAACGACACCGTATGTAGCATTCTTTAGGGCTCCTGGCCAAGGCAAAGAGGAGTTGGGAAGAAACTGCGGGAATCGTGCCTCTGGCTTTCGAAACCATCGCTCTTCCATACTTACGTAGTAGTCGAGCACGACGCCACCTGGCTTGTACTCTCCCTTTGCATTTGCCAACCAGCGACGCAGCACTTTTTGTTGCGCGACAAGGTTATCTACCTTAATTTGAAGCTCGGCAATTTTTGCAGCCGTGGCGGTATTAGGGGCCGTTGCGGCCGTTCTTTGATTGGTGGTTCTTGGTGCAGCCATTATCTTCTTCCCATACTGCTAACAAGGTTTTCTTGTTCTAGAAGTGTTTTTACGTACTGCGCAAAGCGCTTTGCTTCCGCCTCACTAGCCTGGTCAATTTTTAAGTTAATCTCAATCTTGGTTCCGCCAGAAGCTCCCAGTAGCATTCCAGAAGTAGATGCTAGTCCAATTCCGCTGGAACTTCCGCCAACACCCGTTTGCTGACCAGAAGAAGACACGCCGACTTTAGACGCAGAAGCGTTGCCTGACCATCCACTCACATTATTTGCGCCAGAAACGCCCAGGGCTTCTGAGGCAGAGTACAGGCTACCAGACACACCCACAGCAGACGTGGAAAAGGCGTTGTCTAGAGTAGTTCCGACGAAGTTACTGACTTCTGCTCCTGTGACAGGGGAGTTACCCTTTCCATTGCCCGCAGTAGATGGGTTAATAGGTACGCCACCAGCCAGGAATAGTCGTGGGTCAATTGCGTTACCGTTTTGTTCTACCGCAAAGTGAAGGTGAGGGCCAGTAACGTTACCTGTTTTGCCTGAGCGACCAATAAGCTGTCCCGCAGATACCGTATCTCCGATGTGGGCGTCTGCACTCGATGACTGCAGGTGAGCGTAAGTAGTGACAATTCCGTTGCCATGGTCAACTTGCAGGTAGTGGCCCAGGTCGGCACTGTTGGCGTCCTTAAGTACAGTTCCAGGAGCTGCCGCGTGAACAGGCGAGCCTTCTGGAACTTGATAGTCCATACCGCGGTGCTTACCCGACCTCCAGATACTTCCCGACTGGCCAAAGGTTGCTCCAATCGGGCCCGAAGCGGGAGCGACCATGGTCATTCCACCTGACGGAGTAGAGCTTGCTCCTAGACCGTTGGAGTTACTTTCGCCACCGCCACCAAACAAGAACTTCCAGATGGCACCAATACTGTCAAACCCTCCGCCAGTTACAACAGAAGTAAGGGCAGCACCTGTAGGGTTTTCTAGCATGGCCGCACCTGTTGGCGTGGCAGCAAACCCCTGGAACCTGGCATTCAACTCACCAAAGTTTTGGATAAGCTTTTCAACCTGTGGGTTCAAGTCTTTATACAGCTGAGCGGCCTTGTCCATACCGCCCTCATAAATACCTGAGGCAGCCTGCATCGACGAAGTCATCGTAGTGTTAATGTTCAACGTTGATTGAATAGGGTTGCCATTACCCATAGCCTTATTGGCGTCAATCATGCCTTGAGTAGTCTTGTTATTTGACAGGTCAAGTCTCTTGCCGCCAGCCTTGGCGTAAGCCCACGCCAAGAAGCGCTGCTGTTGTGCGCTGTCTAGACCAGCGTTTGCGAGCGAGACACCTAGGTTACCCTTATAAAAGCTGTTGGCGATATCTTCAGCGGAGATGTCTGTTCTACCGCCCGTTAGAATGCCCCACATCTCGTTAAAGATTTGGTCTTCTGACTTGCTCTTTCCTGTCATGGCATCTGAGGTGTAAATGCCGAATGTGCTGGATAGGTTTGAAGAACCCGCACCCGAGGTTAGATTAGCGAGAGACTGGAAGGACGTCATGTTGTCCATGCCGAGAAGCTTTGCGGAGTTAGAGGCATTTCTAGCCATTGACTGGAACATGCTGTTCGGGTCGTTGCTGAACATGATGCCTCTAGCAGCCATGTACTGGGCACCCATGGCATCTGCGCCAGGTGCGCTAATGCCGCCAGCCATAGTGCGGGAAATTGACGCACCTATTTGTCTGTAGTTAGCTCCACTACCAGGGGAAAAGATTGACGAGCGGTAAAGCTGTTGGTCACGCTGAATTACCGATGAGACGTCAGGCATTACCGCCATGCCAAACTGCAGCATAGATGCCCCAGCTTGAACCATAGCTCCAGCAGCCTGCCCCGCAGCACCGCCAACTACGCCGCCAATTACGCCACCAATTGGTCCTCCAACAGCGGTGCCAATTATGCCGCCAACTAGGCTTCCACCCGAGGATAGCCCACTACCCACCTGGGAGCTAAACGAGCCCAGAGCGTTACTGAGCATGTTGCGTGACCCGCTATTGGCGGAAGTAGCAGGGTTAATTACGTCGTTGAGAAGGCCCTTAGCGTTCTCAAGGCGCGACTCTAAGCCAGCGACAGCACGAGTTAACGAGCCAATTTCTGCTTCAGCGTTAGCCATTCTTCTTTACCTTGCCTTGTTCCCTGGCAATTTCAAGCCAGTTGCCTCGCTCTCTAGGAGAGAGAGACATAAGTTCATCCAATGTCCAGCCTGCGTAGACCGTTGATAGGACGGCAATTTGATTCAAAAGACTTTGGTACTTTGTCGTTTTAGAAACGAAACAAAGCTCCAAATGAAATCGGAACCACTACCTCTCCACCACAATCTGGGCAAGTGACTTTTACGGCCTCAAATTTAGGCCCAGGAGCTCGGTCAGCAATCTCCTGCACAATCTTGCGTCGGTCTAGTAGTCCAATGTTTTTAATTTGTAGCGGGCTAACGACTGGTCGTCCGTCAATCTCTAGAACAGTATTCTCCAGTAGAACTGATGTGACCTCTGCTGAGTTTTTATCCTCGGCATTGATAAGTTCTTTTTGAGTTACGCCTGTTGGGAGCGTGACTAAGTAGGTGTGGCTCTTGCCTTCTATCGTAAAGGTCGAGTCTGCGATAGGGTCTGCAAGCTCCTTTACGCGAATATCTTCGTCAACGTTTACGGTGACTGTTTTAATATCCGAGCAAGCTTGGCAAGCTGCTGCCATGTCTACTTCTGCACCGAATGTAGCTTTGTAAATACCGAGAAGCAAAGCGTCTCGGTCACCGATTAGTAGTCCGTCAAGGATAGAGTCATCTGCCTTAAAGTTTCCTACCGAGACCACTGCTCGGCTAAGAATAGTGTTGAAGACTCTTGCGTAGCCAGAAACTCGGGCCAGGGCCTCTTCGTCTCGGCCAGTTAGTTCCCTAACTTCTGCCGCCTTGATGACCTCCCCAGTAGGAGTTACGTACCCACTGGGGAGGCGCACCGAGGTGTCTGAAGGAGGGGTTAGTTCTGCTGGTTTGATAGTCTCTTCTGGAGTGGCCATCGCCTGGTCTACCAGTTGGTTTACCAGATTTGGATTAGCCGCTGCATTTACCGTATTGTTTGCCATATTGTTTCCTTAGTTAGTTTTTAGATGAATTCGAAAGCAGGTGCCGAGCCAGTTCCGTTAGCCTCGCCAGCCTTTGGTAGACGAGTACCGAAGCTAGCATCGAAACCTTCGTGCACAACGGTCATCTGCTCTACGAAGATGGCGTTGTCACCAGCGTTTAGGTCCGAGTAAGCCAGCGAAGTAATCCATGCGTTGTAAATCATGAATCGCTGAGCGACGTGGTCGCCTGCAGTTGAACCGTCTTCCGAGCCAGTACCTGCGATTGGGTGTGAGAGTACCTGAATCTCAATGTCGCAACGGAAGTTGTTTGCACCTACCGAAGCGTTTGATGTACCACCCTGAACGGTAGCGAATAGCTTGCGCATCCACTCCCAGTTCTGCTTGGTTCCAAGAACCAGACCGCGCTGGAAGCTCACAGGAGCAAACGTGGTCTGACCAGGAATCTGGTGGAAGGTAGTGTTGTAGCCACCCTCACGATAAGGGATACTGTCTGTTTGAACTGACAGGCCTGATACCGAGGTGAAGCCCAGCTGAGCTACACCCTTTCCACCAGGAATGCCAGTGATGTTACCGTCAAGAGGCTTGAATGTGACCAGGAATCGGAAATTTCTGATTGGGTCAGTCTCAAGAGTCGAGCGGTTGTTCTTAATAGTGGCCATTTGCTATTACTCCTTCAGCTAGTTAGCAGTCTTTTGGCTAAGGTTAATAACCACAAACTCTGCTGGGTACTGGAGAGCCACGCCAACCTCGATGTGGACCTCTCCATTAGCAATAGTGTCTGCAGTGTTGTTCTCAGCGTCTACCTTGATGAAGTAAGCCTGAGATGGAGTAGTTCCACGCAGACCTCCCTGGTTAAAGTAGGCGTTCAAGAATGCGGAAATGGTAGTGCGCAAGCGACCCCACAGAACCTCGTTGTTGTTTTCAAACAGTGCGAACTGAGTGATGTCGTTAAGGTTCTTCTTAATGTAGATGAGTGAACGACGCATGTTGACGTACTTGTTTGCAGTACCGTCTTGCAGCATGGTGCGAGCACCCATAGCCACAATGCCAGCACCTGGCAAGTTGCGTAGCGGGTTTACTGGGGTTGCCGAAGCGTTTAGGCTGTCCAGCTCTGCCGAAGTGAACGCCTGCTCAAGAGCAAGTGCGCCACGGATGTTTGCTCCTACACCAGCAGGGGCCTTGAATGGGCCCTGAGCCTTGTCGGTCTGAATGTACAGGCCCGCAACCGCACCTGCAGGACCAATCAGTCTTAGCGACTGGTTGCTACGGCCAACTGGGTCGGTGATGTAGTAGTTCGGGAAGTAAACAGCTGCGCTGCTTGATACGGTCACGTCAGCTGCATAGTCAAGGGCACTCGACGAGCTACCTGTTGCAGTTAGGCCCGAAGGGGTGTCAATGACCACAAAACCGTTGTTTGCCTCTGCCCAGGCAACGAGGTTGTTCTGAACATCTACTGAGTCAGATGCGCCTAGCTTTCCGTGTACTCCAGGAGCAAACAAGACCAGTGGACGGTCAATAGTTCCGAAGTCGTTAATAACACCGCTGTAGTGGGTCTTGGTTGCAGCGTCGCCATTAGCACCGCCAGTCAGAGGCAGAACAGTCAGGACAGGGTGACCAATGTACGCGCCACCACTTCCGTCTACACGAGTAGCTGTGATGTAGGTTGAACGTAGGTTAACCACAGTCTCAATAAAGTCGGTCGAGGTCTTGTCCGAAATAGTGATGTCGTTGTAACGCTCAACCACAATGTCGTCTGCGGTAGTACCAGTATCGCCACCCGACTCCAAAAACACGGTCAGGTTGAAGTAGGCTGCGCCCTTAGTCGACTGAGTGAACTGAACACGCAGGTTGTTACCGTCAGTACCATAGTCCTTAGCCGCGATTGTTACGGTAGTGTCACTACCGTTAGCGGTGTGAGGCACATCGACATCTGCCTTAGCAGCGTTTGTGGTGTTGATAACGCGACGAACGTATAGCTCAGCGCCGCCGTTTAGGAAGTACTGACCAATACCGAAGGTAGCAGGGTACGAGGCATCGTAACCGCCAAAGCGCTTAACGAACTCGTACCACGAAGTAACGCGAGTTACCGAGGTTGGGCCCTTGGCAAATTCACCAATGGCTGCACCAGCAGCTTCTGCAGTGCTTGCAGTGCTGATTGGGGCTGGAAGTAGAGCCTCACTAATGTAGACTCCAGGACGACTATAAGTAGCCATCTTGCATCTCCTTTGTTAGATTAATATTCTTAGGGGAACCAAATTATTCCGTGATAGTAAACGGGTCTACAGAAGTAAACTGTGCGTTGCGGCCAAGACCACCCTGCAGGGTTACGTCCAAAGTGTCCATGTTAATTTGAGTGACTTTGTATAGCTCCGCAATAGTGTCCTGAACAATTTCACTAGACACATTTACGGTAATTGCGTTTACGAATAGGCGCTTTGCCGATTCAGTTACATCTCTTTTTGAGACGTTTACGACATCCAGTCTTCTGTAGGTCTTGACAGGAACGTTGTCTTCATCAACGCGGCCAGTCTCCACAGTCAGGGTGCCAAATCTAAAAGGTAAACGCGAGTACACTACCTGGTTAATCAGTTCGCGGTCATGGCGCGGGTGTCGGGCGTAGGTAGTGATTTGGTATGAAATAATCACTGGAATAGGGGTGTGGATTTCCCAGCCCTTACCCTCCACCAGGCCTTCTGGAGTCAAATAGTCTGGAGCCACCAGTCCACGAGTTTCTCTCTCAGAGTCCTTAATTACGTCAATCATGTCGATAGTGACGTATGGGTAGGCCTGCTGACGTAGTTCTTGGTCAGGCTGACCAAACCATACGCCTACCTGTCGAGGAGTGTCAGTTCCGTCGGCTTTTTGGTCGGTAACTGTCATGCCTTGAAGGAGCTGTCGGAGTGCTTTATCTTCAGCTAAAAGGAAGTTAGTATCTGCCATTACTTACCATCCAGGTGCTTGTTTAATCTTTTAGTCAAAATGGTTGCTGCACGGGCGTGGCTATGGCCGTACTTTCTAGCCACTGCGCTCGGTGGGGTGGTTTCAGTCCCATACTCTCTAGTGCGAGCTGCCTCTGCGTGTGGGCCCTCAAAGTGAACGCCGAACGTACCGTCAGTGTGGCGAACGCGAAGTGCGCGGGCCTCGTCGTCTGACCAACCCGCCGAGCGTGCAGAATGGCGCACATCGTAAGTCATGTACGCTGCGGTGTCTGCAACTGCTTTGCTTAGGGCGTCTAGATAGCGCTTCACTTCTGCTTCTTGCCTGTGTAAGGTTGCGGAGTCTCAGGAGCCTTCTTCACATACCCTGCTTTTAGCATGCCAAAGATAATGTCCATCTCTTGGCTGGGACGGTATGCCGAAGCACCACGTAGGAACTCATCTCGTTCCTCGAAGGAAAGGTAGTCGTTTACCTTTTCCCACCATGGTTTTGAATCCATCGGACGCATCGCAAATCCTTATTACAGGCGCAGGGCTAGCTTAAGGCTAGGTAGACTCCGCACGGATATCTACCCTCTAAGGATAAAGAAAAACCCAGACATTGTCTGGGTTAATCTTGTTTGTTTGTGTTGACAGACTACTTCTTGCCCTTAATCTTGGCGGCAATCTTCTTGTCGCCCTTGACGTCCTGAGCCTTAGTCATCGACTTGTTCTTGTCGTGCTTCTTGTCCGCAGCCTCGAACTTCTTCTTCTGTGCAGGGGTCATGCCCTTTTCGAGCTTCTTGTCCTGCTTCTCGTCCTTCTTGGAACCAATCCAAGGAGGCATTTGC